CTCCACCATCTGCTGCTTCTTTGGTCAGAATATAATCGTTTATTGATTCTTTGCAGTTCTCCCCGATTGTGATCTCCAGGTCATCGAAGTTAGTTTCAAATATGGCATTCAGGAAATTCCCGGAAAGCGCGACGGACGGATTTACCTTTGGCAATCGGAGCCGGGAGTGATAATCCTGTTCGATCTCCCTTTGAAATATTGTAAAGAAATTTTGCCCTTTTTCGAGCTTCGTGTCCTCCTTCAGCGAGGTGCGATCCCCGTAAATATAAATCAGATCTGCAAATCCTTTATTATGGCACCACCGGACCAGGTTCTTTGCCAATTTTTTAATTGTGTTGTTTGGTGATCGTCCCAGGAGTTCTCCTACCTGGTATATTTTTTTTTCCTGGATCTGCCAAATCGTAAGCGTGATATATGGCGCGACGTTCTCATCCAGGGAAACGTGCAGCGGCCTGGTCGGATCCAGGACGACTGGTCGAACGTGTTTATCAAGTTCAAATTCTTTCAGAAATTCGCCGCCTGTTTTAAGCTGAACGTTCCAGTTTCCCTCAACATAAACCATGTATTCATACCGGGGGAGGCTCTTTAGGGATTCCCGGTAATCGTCCGGGATATAAGGATTGTCGTTGATGTTGGCTGGAATGTAAATCTGATTTTTCGGGAGCGTTCCGTTTTCCGCTTTATCATAAAAGCGTTGCTTCACCCATCCTTGCGTGGGATTACAGGTGGCGAGAATTAATGGCGGCGGCTGCTCCGCGTCTTTGATGATGTATGATCCGGCTCGCTCGATCGCTTTAAAATATGCCTGTTCCTGAAGCTCATTTATTTCTTCCAAAAGGAAACCATTGCATTCAAGTCCTCGCCATCGATTGAAGTCCTTGTCTTTGTCGTATGATTCGGCAAAAAATATAATTTGGGATCCGTTCTCAAAGGTGACGGTCTGCGTGTCGTAATTATGGGAAACGATAAACTTGCGCGGCTTTATTTTCTCCCAGCTGGGCAGGGTGTTTCGCTTTATGGTCTGCAAGTCCTTTCTTACAATCACCCATCGGGATCCTGGGTAATCAATGGATAACATGATCAGCGCGGCTAATCCGGAGAAGGTCTTTCCTGATCTCACGGATCCTCCGTACAAAATAAATCGGTAATTCCCGGAATAGACGCATCTGAGAAATTCCTGCTGTCTGTCGAATGGTTCAAACAGGAGCTCCTTCGTCGAAAGGTCGATTTTATCTGCTTCCAGTAATTGGGGCATTTTCTCAATTCGGCATTAATGAAAAGTTGTAAGGGATCCTATTTCTTACAATCCACTGACTCATGTATGTTTTGAACCGTCCCTGTTCATCCTTGATTCTGATGGAATATTCACCTTTGTTTTTCCCTGTGGTTTTCTTTAGTTTCTCCGCATGCACTGGTCCGAGGTGCTCGTTATATTCTATTTGCCAGATTTCTCCGTCGTTATCGATTGCAACTCCGGATATTCCCTTCAGCAAATATTTGATTTCGATTGTTTCAAGTGCCATAATTTTCGGGTTTAAATAGTTTTAATTGATCAATTTCTTCCAGCCAATTATCGACGGCCTTTTCCAGTTCCTTGGATTTTAAAAGGGATTCCGGGGATCGCGTCCTGAAATAATCCCTTTGGTTGGATCTCATCCTGCTTACCAAATCAATAAATGCTTTCATTGTAGGAGCTCTTTAATTTTTATTAAAGTTTGACCTTGTTTTTGGAATTTTTCATTGCAACTTTTACAATAAATGCGCGGGTTGCTGTTTGGGTGATTATGCATTACAATCCATCCGGCTCGCTGGATTCCTATTTCAGCGCGGCGCAGAGAAGTATATAAATGAGTTTCGTTCATCCTGAGTTTCGGTTCCTCATTATCAAATAGCTTGCCGCAGCCATCACAGAATACCTGGTACAAAGTCACCTTTTTAATCATCGATCCGGTTTAAAATTAGCTCTGCAAATTGACGCGCTTCCTCTTTATTCATTCCGAGCCAGTGGACTGGTTTCCCGAAATCAATAATCAGTTTATCATCCTTGACGGTGATGGCCATCCGGAGTTGTCCTTCGTCATCAGCGTTCAGTTTCCCCTGGGGGAATTCTCCGGTTGCTCCTATTTCAATGTTTTCCATTTTTTTGTTTTTCAGTCATGTACTCCGGCGGGTTAAAAAAAATAATTCCCTTGTCCCATCGCAGTCTTTCTTGGTGTGCAGTAATGTTATAATTTCCCATCCTTCTGTCGACCATCGATCACAGCACTGTGCTACAAATGGCCAGTTTCCCTTTTCGATTGCAATGGATTGGACTTGGTGCTCATACAGAATTTTATTGTTTAATTTTAAGAAACAGGCATATAATTCTTTTTCGGAAATGCCTAATTTTGAGGCGACTTCCCGCGTTTCATCTAAAAATACAGCAAATTCTTCCTTAATCTTTCCCATGTCAAAACTCAATTACCCGTTCACCAAATTTGAAAATTTGCGGCTTTTTATCTGATAATTCCTTCGTTTCCTGGCGCTCGACATAACCTCGATCCTTTGCCTGGGTTGCCAGGAAATATTTAACGGCTCTGAAGTCCTCCTGCTGCATGAGCTTGATCAGGATGCTCTCTCCGAAATCCTTTAATTCCTCCCTGGCTTGCCGTCTGATTTCTTTGAGCACTTTGTTTTTTTTGACGCGCTTGTCCAGTGCCTGTCTGCTGATTCCGAGGTTCCGGGCGGACGGTGCGATCAATCCCTTGTTTTTAATAAGGGCCTTTTTTATTTCATCCTGGCTGACGCGCATCTTTATTAAAAATTAAAGTGTTCCTTCCTGCCTCCCTGCCGGGAGTTTTTCTAAAGTGTAAACTATGTAAACTTTTTCCGGTTAAAAGGGTGCTCCGAAATCTCCGGCTTTCCCTGCTTTAAACGAGGGTTTGCGTGATTTTGCGCGGGAGCTTCCCCGTCCACCACCTTTTGCTGATGCTGCCATTTTTGTAAGTTTTAGTTATTAATTAAATCATCCCATTGGTTTTTTCCTCCGACCGTCTGCTTAATGGTCTTATATTTTTCGATTATTTGGCTTTGAAACTCATAAATGAAATTGTACAATTCTTTATTTTCTTCCACCTGCAGCTGCTCCAGGTTGTCCGATGATCTCAGGTTGCTGCTTGTTTGTATAACAACAAACCCCTGGTTCACGTTCATTACTTCAAAAATGCAAATCTTGGCATGGGTCCGGGCGACTGATAATTGGAATTCGCATTTATCGGTGACCAGGGTGTCGTATATTTTTTTTATTATTTCGTGTTTCTCATGGGCATAAAAATAGTCTGAAACGATCAGGTTCAGCTTTTTTATATAGCCTCCATCGATTAGGTTGTACAAATTATAAATGTTTTCCTCGCTCATGGAGAGGGTGCTGATTTGCATTTCCTTGACGAGCCAATTTTTGACAACAATTAGCGCCTCGATAAAATCTCCGAATATGAAATTACCGGATATAAACCCGAAGTGCCGGGTGTTCCGCTTCAGGTCGATCTCCTTTGCGAGCTTCTCCGCATTGGTATAATTGATGAATTTATCCGTCAGGCTCTTTGTCTTGAACGGCTTTTGAATTGGATTTTCTTCAAAGTCCAGATCAAAGTTAAAATCGAATTCATCAAATTCCATTCCGGTGTCGAGTTCGTCATCCATAATCCTTTCCGTTTATTTTGATTTTTAAGGTTGGATCGTATTTGTGGAATCGATCGATTATTACCTGGCAATATTTGGGATCGATTTCCATTCCGTAACATTTCCGTTTTAGCTGGTGCGCGGTCAGCATGGTGGTTCCGGATCCCAGGAATCCGTCGAGTATGAGGTCACCTGGTTTGCTGCTGTTTTCAATCAATGGCGCGATTAAAAGAATGGGTTTTATTATCGGGTGGATATCTGATCGCGGTGGTTTGTCTGCTCTCAGGACTGTGCTGCTTAATTTCTCACTGAAAATATGCTTTAACAATTCCTTCATTTCGGCATTTTTCATCTTGTCGATATCGATTTCCTTTTCGGTGACTGTGGTGTGGTGTCGCTCCGGAGTGAAATAATGCGCGGCTCCTGGTTTCCATCCATAAAGGCATGGCTCATGCTTCCATTGATAATCCTGGCGTCCGAGGACCATTGTGTTTTTTACCCACACCAGGCATTGCTTCATTAGAATTCCGGCATCCTGGAATGCGGTCCTGAAATTATAACCTTCGCTGTCGGCATGCCAAATGTAAAACGCGCCTCCTGGTTTGACCTGGTTGAAAAGTGCCTGAAAAGCGTTTAATAAAAATTTATAAAATGCGGCGTCTGTTTTCTTGTCGTTCTGGATTTTCATGTGATCCTTGGTTTTCCCGGTGTAATCCACGTTATAAGGTGGATCTGTTATCACTAAATCCGC